TCCGGTTTTCTTGCACCCTTCCAATCTCTTGCAGTTGGGGTGGGAAACATACACACAGCCTGTTCTAACTTTGATTTATAACCTTTTCTTTCTAACTGGCCCTCCACAGAGTGCATAGAATCATTCATTCCATTACTTGCACGAGGCGTTGGCCACATTCTATTAGGCTGATCATCTAGGCTATCAGTAACTGCAGCAGTTAGGCTCCATCCGTGTGTGCCGTTAATCATAGAAGGGCAAGGTTTTTCAGCGTAAGAAGAGCGTCCACCTCTATGTGTTGGAGTGGGCCACAACGAAGCACCTTTGTCTTTGGTGACGACTCTTGACGGCGACAGCACCAAATACGAAAGTTTGGACTTCGTAGTCTTCATTTTCCAAGTCAGCGACCGTACGGGCGAGGCCCATCTCCATGTTAACAAACCCTTGCACATTTTCTCCAATGATCCATTTAGCCCTGGGCGTGAGGCTTTTAATAACTCGTAGCATTTCAGGCCAGAGATCTCGGTCATCTTCTGAACCTTTTCTCTTTCCTGCTCCACTCCATGGTTGGCATGGGAATCCTCCGAGAACAATGTCAATGTTTCCAATTCTTGGTCTTTCTTTTTCATACTTAAACTCCTTTATATCATCGTATACAGGTACATCTTTCCAATTCTTTTGCAGAACTTTTGTACAATACGGATCTCGTTCAACGAATGCAGCACACTCATAATCTTTTCCATAACCCAGCTCCATGCCAAGAGACATTCCTCCGACACCAGCAAATAATTCTAGGCCTCTCATCTTTTTAACTACCTTGATTGATTGAGCTGTTTGGCACTGCATTTTCAATTCCTGATTTAAATTTAAGATGTTCGCTATCTAAAATATCTATTTCATTGTCCGTCTTACCACTGGTTAGATCAATCCAGGCCTGTGTCACTAACTCATCAATCATTTTTATTTGAGTCTTTTCTGAGTTTGTTGCTAAGACTCTTAGCCTAGCAAGTGTCTCTGTGTATATTCTAGCAGTCGAATAGTTTACGCTTTTATCTTGCATTTTTAATTCCTCTCATTTAGGTTTACATAAAGATGTAAACTAGTTTCTATTTTGAGTAAAGGAGAAATTATGAATACTAAGCTGCCAGTGATTTGGCACAACTATACAGGAAGGATAATAGCTCAATCTATGGTCGCACCTAGCGAAAATATAATTGAGAAAAAATTAAATTATCCTGAAGCATCACATTGGATCGTTGCAGAACATGTAGCTGATCCAGAGAATTATGTGATAAACAAGGGCTGTGTGCTTTACGAACCTGTAGAATAAAATAACCCATCTTGGGTGAGAGAGGTAGTTCTGTTAACTTAAAAACAGAAAATAAAATTTTTTATGCTTGACTGAATTAACATAAAGAGTTTAAAAGTAAATATATTTTAATTAATTTTAGCAATTTTTATGGAGATTTTAGCATGATTACAACAGAATTTTTATTATCAATAAAGGATGATAAATCTATTTTAGCAAATTTTGAAAACGAAGACCTGTTCGAACTAAAAGAACAGTTAGTAGGGGTTAGGAACTTATCAAAAATAGTAGAAGATTATATAGACAGATGTTTAGACAGGACAATCGGTCAACAGCTGCAATCTGAACTAGAATCAGAAAGAAGGGATGATGGCTCTCATACATTTAATTATGATAAGGCCAAAGTTGTGGCTAGTAAGCCATCTCGTATTACATGGGATGCTGATTTATTACGCAACGCTTATGTCAATCTTTCTGAAAAAGGCATTGATAAAGAAACGCTAGACAATATTTTTAAGTTTAGCGTCCTATCCTCGAAGTACAATACTGCATCGGAAACAATCAAGACAGAGCTGCAAAAGTGTCGAACGAAAACGATTGGCGAAGATTTTAAATACAAGGTTACTTTAAAGGGAGAAATATTATGAAACTAGTAACACCAGAAGAACGATTAGAACAAAAGAGTGGGGTTAAGGCTGTAATAGCCGGAAGACCAGGTGTTGGTAAAACAACATTACTCTTAGGTTTGGATCCTAAGAAGACTGTTTTTGTAGACCTAGAGGCTGGAGATCTTTCGGTTAAGAGTTATAAAGGTGCAACTATCCAGCCTAACTCATGGAATGATTGTAAAAATGTAGCTGTATTAGCTGGCGGTCCAAACCCAGCCATTATTTCAAAAGATCCAAGTAAGCCAAAAGCATATTCTCAAGAACATTACGACATGTGCGTTAAGCATTTTCCAGATCAACACAAGGTACTACAAGAGTGCGATACAATATTTATTGATTCGATCACTGTTGCTGCAAGGCTTGCTTTAATGCACGCAAGACAGCTTCCCGAAAACTTTACTAAGAGTGGGGCTATAGACTCAAGACAGGCTTATGGTTCTATGGGTCAAGAAATGATGCAATGGTTAATATTTTTTCAGCACATTAGATTAAAGAATGTAATTTTCTGTTGCATCTTAGAAGAAGGCCAAGATGAAATGGGAAGGGTTGAATATAAACTTCAAATGGAAGGAAAGAAATCAGCTCAAGAACTACCCGGCATTGTTGATCAGGTTATTATTTATGACTATGTCAATTCAGAAGATAAAGATGGAAACATGATCCCTACTCGAACTTTTATATGTAAGCCAGAAGGACATATTTTTGCCAAAAGTAGAGCAAAAAATGTATCAATATACGAGTCTCCAGATTTAAATGCCCTTTTAAACAAACTTTCAAACAATCAAATTACAGGAGAAAAATAATGGTTGATTTTAATAACGTAGACTCTGGGGAACAAAAAAGTACTTTAATACCAGAGAACACAGTTGTACCCGTAAGGATAGAGCTGTCACAAGAGAATACAGTAGAAACTGAAATGAATATTAACGGTGAAAAATATCCATCTTTTTTATTGCGTAGAGCGGAGTTAGGTATGTGTTACATGCCATTAGCTTTTAGAGTTATTGGAGGCCCATACATGAATAGATTGATTTGGAAAAACGTCAATTTAGCTATGGATGGAGAATCAACAGATGGACAGAAAAAAGCAATTTCTTTCTCGCAGCTTATGATAAAAGGAATATTGCTTTCAAATGCAAGGCTGGGCATGTCAGATGTTTCTGATAAATCTAAAAAAGTGTTAGCTGAGACAATTCCTGGAAATGATTATTCTGTTTTACACGGTATGAATGCCGTAGTTAAAGTAGAGATAAAATCAGGAACAAATGGATACGATGATAAAAATGATGTTGCTCCATGGAGTATTCTTACTATGGACGATGGTTCTATTTATAAAGATCAGTTGGAGTTTTTTACGAACAAAACCTCTATATCTACAACTGGTGTTAAGGCTGAAGTTTCTGCTGCCATTCCAACGTTTTCACCTGACACAGATAAACCAGCACCTCAAGCAGAAAAAAGTTCTTCAAACGAGATGTCAGGAGATGATCTGCCTCAGTGGGGTTCATAATGAATGCTAATCGTGTACAGTTAGAAATAAATAAGCTGAACCAGGCTAAAAAAAAGATTGGTGAGGCTGAAAAGCTTGTTTCTGAAAGTATAGATTCTTTATCAAATAAGATTTCAAACGGAGATATTCCCCATGTAGAAACTCGTGGAAGAAAAATAAACGAGGAAAATCGCAATGAGATTTATAACCTTCTTGCGGAGGGAAAGACGGTGACTGAAGTGGCAAAGATGACAAACAAGTCTAAGTCATATATAAGTCAAATGAAATCTAAATTTAAAGAAGATTAGTGTGGCGAAGCGCCTAGCTTATACCCTAGCTAGGCGTTTCTTTTAATTATGTGGAAACCTATCACAAAAGAGTTCGGAGGTAAACGTGTCTGTGCATTATGTGGGTCTATTGGCTACTATCCTTTTGGCATTTACGATTTTCATCAATCTAGATTGATAGGCTGGGTTTGTTCAATAGAAAGTCAAAGATACATAAGTAAAAATTTAGGAGCGAATATGAAGATTAAAGATGCTGCAAAAGAAAGAGAATGGCTTTGTGTTACTGAAACTGTAAAGGATCAGCTTTTTAAATTCTTACAGAGTGAAGTAAGAAAAGACAAAGACGGAAAAGATTGCCGGTTATTCGATAAGCCTTTCAAAGAGTTAGAAAGAGATGACGCTATAAAACTAGTGTATTGTATATTGAATGGATACCGAGATAATTTAAATAAAAGAATTAAGTATGATGAAGTACAAGAAGGGAGAGCAGTTTTAGCGAAATCTTTTTGGGGGCCAGATGATGACATTCCCTGGATGAAAGATGAAAACTATTTTGATAAACAAAAATAAAGAGGAAGGGTATGGTAGATTTAAATGAAAAAGTTTTTGAGGGCGATGTCTCTGACATTATAAACAGTCACATTGATAAAAAATTAGAAGAAGCGAACGCAAAAGAACCTAGAAGAAGCTATATTGGTGGCTCAAGTATAGGGGATCCATGTAAAAGAAAGCTGCAATATAGATTAATAGCACTTAAACCAGACAAGGCTTTTGAGGGTAAAACCTTGAGAATATTTGGTGCTGGCCATGCTTATGAAGACATGGCAATAGGGTGGTTAACCAGAGCTGGATTTCAACTAAGAACAGCAGACAGGCACGGAAGACAGTTTGGTTTTAGCCATGCCAACGATAGAATTAAAGGTCACATAGACGGCCTTGTTTCTAACAGCCCTTTAGATGAAGAGTATCCATACCTTTGGGAGTGTAAATCAGCTAACGACAGCACTTGGAAAAAATATAAAAAAAATGGTGTAGAAAAAACGAATAAGATTTATTATGCACAGATAGTGGTTTACCAATATTTTATGAACCTAACGGAGCTTCCAGCTTTATTTACGGTCGTAAACAAAAACACGCAAGAGATATACCATGAGAGAGTGCCATTTGATTTACAGTTCGCACAAGAGTGTACAGATAAAGCTGCTATGATTGTTGATGCAACAGATAATAAAGAATTAATGCCTCGTGTAGCGTTTGAGAGAGATCATTTTTCCTGTCGTTTTTGTGAATTTAGTACAAGATGTTGGGAAGTAGATGGAGAAGTTTGATACTATAAACATTGATTCTTTTAAGAATAAATGCTCAACAAGACTTTCTGACATATTTTTTCACTTATTTCCGGCTGGAAGAATAAGGGGAAAAGAATTTATTATAGGCGATCTAACTGGAAAGCCTGGAGATTCTGTTTCCTTTAGTTTGGACAGCTCTAAGCTTGGAGTGGGTGGAGAGTTTAATGGTGTGGGCGGACAAAAGATGTTCTCCGATTTCATAGATGTTTGGAAACATAAAAAAGGTGTAGATTTTATAACAGCAGTGGAGGATATAAGTGTCCTAATAGGAAGCCCTATTGAAAAGAGGGCCATAGCCTCCATTCCGCAGCCAGTAAAAAATGTAGAACAAGATAAAGGAAAGGTCGTAGCAGAGCATACTTATACCGATCCAAACGGAAATTTAATATGCACTATTATCAGAAAGCAATTTAATGACGGTAAAAAAAGTTTCTTACCTAGACTTGCAAGCGGTGATTTTAAAATGCCACTTGTTAGGCCTCTTTATAATTTAGTTGATGTATGTACTTCTGACACTGTAATTATTGTTGAGGGTGAGAAATGTGCCGATGCTTTAAAAACTATGGGCTACGTTGTTACATCTGCTATGGGAGGGTCTGGCGCTCCTATAGAAAAAACTGACTGGTCTTCTCTACAAAACAAAGAAGTAACTATTTGGCCAGATAATGACGAACCCGGATTTCATTATGCTGAATCTTTAGCTTCTTACCTCATACCTATTTGTAAATCAGTGAGAGTATTACAACCATCTAAAGGAAAACCAAAGGGGTGGGATGTAGCTGATGCAGTAGCAGAAAATTTTAATATTAATAAATTCTTATCTATTGAAGATTCTAATAGAAAAATTATTAATCTTGTAGACTCCAGTTTATCAGCCTCTCAATACGCTCAAGGCAAATCTCCACCGTATCAATACTTAGTCGAGGAAACTCTACCAAAAGGCGTGGCTGGGGTTCTTGCTGCAACAGGAGACACTGGTAAAGGTCTTATAACATTAGATATGGGTTTAAAGTTAGCTTACGGGACAGTCGGTAAAGATAAAGTTTTTGATAGTCATATAACAGAAAATGGCTCTGTTGTAATTCTTACAGCGGAAGATGAAGCTGATGAAATACATAGGAGAATAGAATCTTTAGATAAAGATGGTTATAGATTTAGGGATACTGGCCATGATTTAAAAATAATTCCTTTTCCAAATTATGGAGGAACTGTTCCTATTGTAACTGTAGAAAAAGGTAGACCAACTATTACACCAGAATGGCAAAATATATGTGACCAAATAAAAAAAATTGAAGGGTTGGTAATGGTTGTTGTAGATCCACTTAGCTCTTTTATATATGCAGATGTTAATGCGGATCCAGCTATGGGTAGTTTTGTTACGGGATATTTTGCAAGTCTTGCTACTGAAACAAATGCTACATGGCTTCTCATTCATCATATGGCAAAAGTAGATATTAAAAATCCAGTTACAACACCAGAACATGCTCGTAATTTAATTAGAGGCACGTCTGCAATCGTTGATGGTTTAAGATTTGCTATGGCTTTGTGGACTCCCCCGGAAGGAGAAATAAGATATATTTGTAAAAGCTTAAACATAGAGTTTAAAAGAAATAAAATAGCTCATGGTGCTGTTGTTAAAAGTAATGGTCCAGCGAATAGAGAGATAAGAACATTCCTAAGAAATCCAAACAATGGTTTATTAGAGGGATGCACAAGCGAGCTTGGTTTAGTTCGACACGGTACAGAGCTTGATTTAGAAGAGTTAGTGTCTTGCATTAAACACGCTGCAAGAGATGGAAAACCATTTACTCAGACAGGTAGAGCAAATGGTATTGCCTATCACAAGGAAAGACTTGCAGATAGGTTTCATGATAGAGGTATAAACAACTTACAAGAGATGGTTCAAACCCTTATTGATCAAGGAAGAATTGTAAAAGCCACAGCCGGAGGATCTAAAAGTAAAAAATGGAGATG